TGGGGCGGTGACCGTGGAGCTTGTGGCTTTGCTTGGGTAGAGGTCTACGTGGACCGTACCAACAGCAAGCAAGCCCAGGAGCTGATCAAGGCAGGCTTCCGCAAGGACTACAAACCCAAATGCCTCAGCATGTGGGATCCAGCAGGCCTGCCAGTCCAAAACATAGACATCAAAGAAGCGGGTGCGTATGCCTACGCCAACTACCTGCAGGCCCTGGGTTTGAAGGCTTATGCAGGCAGCAGATTAGATTAACCAAAACACATGACACGGGGGCAACTCCGTGTTATAATCATTAAATATTAATTAACTTGAGGAGCGAAAGATGGCGAAAGTAGTTACCAGTAAGATGTTGATGGCCTTGCAAAGTGAAGTTGAAACCAAGAGCTTGGAAGTGGACAAGACAGCTATCCGAGAAAAAGAACGTCAATTGGCCGCGGAGAGTGATGAGCAGATCATGGATCGGCTGCGTGATCGTTTTGAGATTCTGGACGACATGACTCGTGCTGTTAAGAGTGGCAAGGTACGTGCCATGATTGTTACTGGCCCTCCAGGTGTGGGCAAGAGCTTTGGTGTTGAGAAAGTGTTGTCAAAGCATGATGTGTTTGCTGATGTGGCCAATGATCAAAAGCTGAAAAAGTATGAAGTAGTCAAGGGCGCAATGAGTGCTCTGGGCTTGTACAGTAAGCTGTACCACTACAAGGATGCCAAGAACATTCTAGTGTTTGATGACTGTGACAGTGTGTTGTTGGACGACCTCTCCTTGAACATTCTCAAAGCAGCCTTGGACACTGGCAACAAGCGCATGATCCATTGGAACACTGACAGCCATATGCTGCGCAAAGAAGGCGTGCCAGACTCATTTGAGTTCAAAGGCGGTGCTATCTTTATTACCAACGTTAAGTTTGACCACGTGAAGAGCAAGAAGTTGCGTGATCACTTGGAAGCATTAGAAAGCCGTTGCCATTACTTGGACCTTACAATCGACACTGAGCGTGAGAAGATCCTGCGCATTGAACAGGTTGTGAGCGAGCATGGCATGCTGGACAAGTATGAGTTTGACACTGCGGGCAACATGGAAGTTGTGGAGTTTGTCAAAGCCAATGTGAGCAGACTACGTGAGCTCAGCTTGCGTACAGTGTTAAAGGTAGCGGACCTTAAGCATGGCTTCCCGGACAAGTGGCAAGCAGTAGCAGAGGTAACGTGTATGCGCAACAGCCGTTAAGAGCTGTAGCCTACAGGACACGCCAACGATTCGCTCCCGGCCGCGTGTCCACTAAAAGAAGTTATAAGCCCGATTCGCTCCCGGCAGCTTCTTTTGAATCCCCAAGTCTACACGGCAAGGGGATTTTTTTTGAGAAAATATTCGGTGGGAGGGGAGCGTAATAAAAAAGAATCTCGAGGGGGTGGGAGCGTATATATTACAAACTTATCTACTACAGCTAGTAGCGCATGGGTACCGAAGTAAAATCACCCCTCTAAATCTATAAGTACTTGTTTATAATTTTTTACGCGGGCAATTTTTTTGAGTGCTAGGACCCGTTCGGCCCATAAAAAAAGCCCTCTCTAAGAAGGGCTAGTAGTGCGGGCATGTCCCGTATAGAGTGTCGGCAGTGATTCATCAGCACCTTAGTTTGGTGGATTCTCACTGTGCATTAACTTGGTTTGAGGCTTGTGATCTAAATATTCTGATCTCATATACATAATACCTCCTATCCACAGATTATGTTCTGTGTACAAGTATTTACAGATTACTGTTAGATTACACCCTCATATAGGCTATTTCTAGAGTCAGTGAAAACCATAAGTACTTCCCCAAATTTTTTTGCGCAGAAAAAAAATGGGCCCTAAGGACCCATTCGGCTCAGTGCGGAGTTAACTGTTAGAACCCTGTGGTGTACTCCAACTTGAAAAACCTAATCCGCTTATAAATTTAGGCACAACTGTAACGGTAGCATTTGGAGCGAACTCTACAATGCTTTCCTTAATAGCGTCACTGATACGCTTGCTATTACTAGTAAAGTACTGATAGTGACCATCCGCAACTGTGTCCATACTCAAAGCCACAGTGACGTATGTATGGCCGCCTCCACTTGATGTGCCACTAAATTCTCCGTTAAGCATGATTTCGCCTACTTGGGCAATGCCACGTAGTATTGGATACTCAATACTCTTTGGGCTTTCCAAGTAACTTTCTTCACTGTCGGTACGATATGGGCTATCGCCAATGCTGGTATAGTAGTCTGGATTGCCAGGCTCTACTTCTGTCTGCTTTACACTCCAACCAGGTTCAGCGTCAATGTTGTAACCCGTGATAGTAATGTGATAAAACATTAGTGTACGTGTGCCGTATGAGCTCATGGCATCACGGCTTCTGTTAAAGTTATTGGCTAATACTGTATTGGTTAAATTTGGCATGTATGCTCCTTTTTTTCTATAGTGTATTTATGTGTGCGAATGCGGTTTTGGCCTTGCCGCGGTCGCGCTGGTTTGCGTTTTTACCGCTTGCTACTTCGTAGCATAAGTACTTCCCCAAATTTTTTTGCGCACCTATTTTTCTCCCTGCTAGAACCCTTTCAGCTATATACTGTATGCGTCATAAGTAACACAAAGGACTCAGCATGTACATCAATCAACTGCCCGTAAAAGCATTTTTCAAACACAGTCGCAGCCAACTGTTACAGGATTTTTTTGTGCTGAGTGAGCTCAAGTTCAAACGCAACGGATTCTTTGTGGAATTTGGTGCCAACGATGGACTGCGCACCAGCAACACCTTGCTGTTGGAACGAGACTTGGGATGGCAGGGCATCCTGGCTGAACCAGCTAAAACATGTCATGCTGCTCTGCACCGCAACAGACCCAACTGCCGCATAGACACTGCTTGTGTGTGGACGCACACTGGGCACACTGTGGAATTTTTTGAATGTGACGATTCAGTGGTCAGCACTGTGAATCAGTTCAGAGATACCCAAATGGATCCACGCCAGTTGAAAGGCCACAGCTACCCAGTCAGCACCATAAGCCTAGTGGATCTGTTGGCCCGGCACTCAGCACCACCTGTGATTGACTATTTGAGCATGGACACTGAAGGCACTGAATTTGAAATACTCAGTGCATTTGATTGGAGCCAGTATCAGTTTCAAGTGATCACAGTGGAGCACAATCGCACACCCATGCGTGAACAACTGTTCAACCTGCTGTCAAGCCAAGGCTATCATCGCATGGCCACTGCTCACAGCCACATAGATGACTGGTATGTGAGCACACCAGTGTTTTTGGCCAATCAATAACTTCATGAGCACTAGACATTATTACATACTAAATCAAGATCCACGTTCTAGGGAAGTGTTTGAGTTTATTCAACACCATAGGTTACAGGTGGAAGTTCACTTGAATCGCACACGCTTTTGGGTAGCAGAAGGTGGAGTATTAACTGAGTTGTTGCTACGTTTCAGCGAATGCGTTCATCACGTGGACGACTCATTGGATCTAGCTACAGGCAGACCCATATAAAGCCAATCACCAGTCCCATGCCAAACCCGTTCAGCATGGCTAGTATCATTACAGGTATGAATATCCATTCATCTAGTATATAAGTTTCCAGTTGAGTCAAGTCCATTGCAGTAAGAACAAGGTTTTGTATGTGGGTTTGGCGAACGCTATACAGGCTTGCCAGTAGTCTACTGACGTTCCATTGTGATAGGCCCAACAACTATAATGACTGCCTATATGTTGGTTAAGCCACAGTTCCATCGTGTCCACACTCTGTACCCAATCCCACTGCCCATCTGTGATTACGGTGGGCCAATGCGCTGTGGCAATATACTCGAAAGAGTGATAATCAGGAAGATAAAAACTTCTTGGCATAAGAATATTTATGCAGGTTTGCTCTCAGCCGCAACGCTGATTCGCGTTTTTGCGCTGTGTGCTTCGCACTAAAAATTTAGCTGCAGCTTCGCTTGAGGAAAATTTTCCGCGGCCGCTTTGCTGAAAATAAATACTCTCATGGCTACCACATATCACAAATTCTTCGCTTGGTTACCCACACGAGTGCGTTCGGGTCGGCTAGTATGGTTATGTTACTACTACATGCGCCCAGATTCAAATGGGTGGGGTTTGTTGCTTAGTCAAAAAGAATATTTAGAAGATCAAAAGAAACAGCACTGACTGTTTACACAACTACTAGTAGTTTAACCGTATGACTTGACTTCGCCCAACACTGCCCAAGTGCTGGCTGATCGTATTAGCGTGAATATGACCACGTTGGTCTTGCTGGCATTACCTGTGCTGACAGCATTAAACCAACTGATAGATCCAGCACTAGCACCTTCTATTTGCACTGCTGTAGGCATGTAAGGAGTAGCACCTTGTACCAACTGTAGCATCACAGTTAGCACTGTACTGTCCACTGTTGGAACTCCATTAAAGTTGGCAATGAAGTTAGCTGAAATACTTGAGTGACGCCAAATAGGTCCGTCTGAGAATGAGTGGCTGACTGTGCCAGTAGCTCCAGTTAACAGTTTTAATCTACTGCTAGCAGGTGTAATCCAACTGGCCGTGGTTCCGTCTGTGGTTAGAATTTTACCCACGTTGTTGGTTTGGCTTGGCAGGCTAGACATTGCGGTCCAACTTAGTACGCCGCCTGTGGTACTGGCCAGCACGTAGCCATTAGTGCCCGGATAAGCATCAGGCAATGTATAAGTTTGAACAGCAGGTGTTGCACTCACTTGTAATGTTACACTTCCACTGGTTGATCCGGCAAATGCTAAACTTCCAGCTGCGCCCCCATTTGAGCCCAAAGTTAGCCCATAATAAGAATATACTTTTCCGTCCTGATCTATTTTGACAACAGTTCTAGCGGTAACTGTAGTATTTGGAGTTGTGGTTATAGCCAAATATGCGCCTTGCGCAGTGTCGCTCCAATTTTCAGCTGCGGCTGCATACACAGCTGCTCTACCGCCTGCGCTGAATCCAGTTGCACCGTATCCTCTGCCACCTAGTGCAAACAATTGATTATCTGTTTGTACTGCTGTAGGACTTGCTAAAGTTCCATTGGCTCTGCGATAAATCATGTTTGGAGGAGCATTACCATATCGATCAAAATATACACTGGCAGCACTGTCAGTACTGATATGCAGATTGCCCAGTATATTAGCACTGATTACATTACCGATACCCACATTCCCAGAACTTGTTACGGTCCCGGTAAATGCTGGACTAGTAAACATTGTTGCTTTTGATTCGTTAGTTACATTGCCAAGACCAACGGTTGATGCTGTAACATTGGCCCAACTAACTACATTACTATCGGTAGTTAAAAATTTGCCGACGTTGCCCGTTTGTGCAGGTACAAGAGTATTGATAGTTGGTTTAGATGATAAATCCACATAACTACCGCTAGTTGCTACTGTGGCCAAACTGCTGGTATTGGCTTTGGCTGATAATAGTGTTGTCAAACTGCTTGTGTTTGTGTAAGCAGTCAGTGCTGTATTAATTGAACTGGTCACTTGGGCAGGTGTAGTAAATGTGTTAGTTGCCCAAGGTTGCGTGGCCATTTTGGTTCCGCCAAACGTTGTAGAATTCATAAGACGCAGTGTATTATTATCTGCATCGTATACTATTTCGCCTGCGGCATAGGTTAACGAATCAAGCGCGGTTGATTTATAAGCAATTAATTTTGCAGCGTGTAATGTTCTACTCATAGATAATCCAGTCCTTTATGACTAGTATTTACCTAAAATAAAACTAGTTTATTCTTTAAAATAATATTCGTAATTGACTGTTGTAGCATTGGTCTTACGAATTTTAGCACCATTTTTCAAATGGAAACGCTCAGCCATTGGAGTATGTGGACTCAGTGTTACAATTCCTTTTAGGTCCTTGTAATCTGATTTTAACCACTCGGCTGCTTTTTGAAGTAAGCTGGCACCTGCTCCTGGAGCATAACTCCAAATGGTGTAGAACACGGCAACTTGGTGCTCTTTGCCCATGCTAACCAAATCTTCCTCTGTTTCAGGAACTTCGTTTAGCCATTGCATACAAGTGGCCGCTAGTATTTCTTCCCCAGCCATGAGTATGAGTATTTCTGCAGCTTCGTTGATACGTTGTTCGAGAGGAATATGAGGACGAACTGGGTCATCCTTAATAATTCTTACTAAGGGGTCTGTAATATCTCGAATGTGATGTAGTTCCATGGCGTTCGCTACCTTTGTTGTTATTATATGCGTATTTATTATAACCGACAAAAAATTGCATTACAAGCAGATTACAAATCATCTCCTGGGAGATTATTCAACAATTCTCTCAGTTTGCTGCTTTCAACTTGCGCACGAACTTTGGGCTTAGCCAAATCAAATCCTTCCACAGGAGTAGCACGTTCCCAGCCAGTAGTTCCAGCATCTTCAGCTGCAACAGTTTGTCTTTGTTTAATGCTGTGCAACAAACTACTACCAGCACTTGGTGCTCCGTTGCCGTAACCATCTTGCTCATCTAAGTCTGTAATGCGTAATGTATCAATATTGAATTCCAAATCAATTTTCATGCCAACACCACTACTACTACGTGTTTTCATTAATTGGATTTGATAACGTCCACGCTCACGCATAGCCCTACTTGTAAAGATACCAAACACATTGTCCGCAGTTTGTATCTTGCTTAATCCGCCCGAGATATGACTGTGATCAAACTCAACTTCTTCCACAGC